TGGTAATAGAAGAACCAGTTGTAATTACTATACCTGTTGCTGTAGTACCACCTGCTGTAGGAGCAGAAAAAGTAACTGAAGGGTTAGTATAAGAAACACCACCAGTTAAAATGTTAACGCTGATAACGTTATCATCTTTTACTTGTTTAAGAACATTAGTAGTAGGGTTTAATACATAAGCATTTACTTGATTATGTATAAACAAATAAGTATTGTTTAACGTTTGTTCAAAGTAACAATTTTGATAAATACCATTAATAGTACCAGTCATAGTACCTATGGTAGTAACGACAAAGTCACTAGTATTAATTTCATACAATACGTTTGCAATGACTGCATACAAATTGTTTTTAAATAAGTATAAACCTTGTGCTTGTAAATCAGGTAACACAGTTGATAAATGAACAGAAGATAAACCAGGACGCTTTACAAACTCACGCTTTGCTCCAATAGTTTCAAAGTAACCATTAACTGACTTAGAGTCAGTCTGAAGAGTACCATCTCTGGTCTCAATAGGTTGCGTCAAAGGAATACGTTCTGTACCCATTAATAGCCTCTACCGCTTGGTAAATACATACGATAATCTGCTTGAAAGAATGTACTAGTAACTTCTACATCCCAATCATTTAATTGATCTTGATAGGCTTTAGCACGTGCTGCGATCTCTTGACGGTGGTTCAAAGGTACAGAATATTCAATAGATAACTGATCAGCTAAATTCCATACTAATGTATTCATCCACTCATTAGGAAAGTCAGGCACAGCTTGTGCTGTGTTGATATCCTGCATAGGCATTTGACAGATAAGATGTAGCTGTAAATTGCTTTGTGTATAAGCGTCAGGAGTCAGGTAGACATACAATATACCATTGTTTTGTCTAATATCATAAAAAATACTATTAGCTACGCCATTAGAAAACTTATCACCTAAAGTGTTATATTCTTGTTTAGATAATAACTGTAAAGGTGTGTCAATCATTGGAGTAGATGACGTAGTACGATACCATCCTTGAATACACTTTAAAGGTTTGTCTTTTAAAGGTAGTAAGAACTGATCATCAAAGCTATCGTACATTGGTACACTTAACGGACCGCCAAGAATATAACTAGTAATGTTTTGAGTTAAAGGAACAACTAACTCTTGAATCTTCCACATCTTTAAGCCCTGAGTAGCCATCTGTTTAATTAACAGATTAAGGGCTAAGGAAGCATTCTGAATAGAAGTAGCATCAGGCTGATCACCAAGTTCAAGAACACCTAACTTGCGTAAAGCAAGCTGGATGATTTGATCTCGTGATACTGTAAAATTACTAGACATTAAAAGCCTCCTAAGAGTATCTTGATAGCTTTATCAAGACCTACTGTCTGTGCTGCAATAATAGCTAAAGCACCTATAGCGACATATTTAATCTGATTAAGGTTTTTTTCAATAGCATGTAAAGTTGTTTTTAAATCTGCTGAGGTTTCCCTCAACTCTTTAATATCTTCTGCATGGTTTTCTGAAATAACTTCAAGCTTAACCACTCTGTTTTCGATGTCGCTCATTATTAACCTATGTTATTTATTTAGCTTCTAATGCTGCAACACGTTGACGTAAAGATTTAAGCTCAGCAATCATATTAGCTATCATTTCAGGAGCAGAACTATCTACCATTTGATACACAGGCTTACCATTAGCATCAACAGCATTAGGCTGTCCTATAACAGCTTGTGGAACTACTTGTTGAAGCTCATCAGCAATAAAACCTGTATCTGCTTGTCCGTTGTTTATCCAATTAAAAGTTTTTGGTTGTAACGCATCAATAAACGAACCAGAAGTTGTTAATGGTGTAATATCTGTTTTTAATCTACGGTCTGAAGAGGTAGCATAAACAACACCGTTATTACTAGAGTTAATAGAAATATTTGCAATAGCTGAAGGAGAGGCAGGAGTACCTGTTTGGAATAAAACTAAAGTAGGAGTAGTAGAATAACTAGCACCAATAATATCTAAACCGCTTGCACCGCTTGATGTACCTGTATAAACAATTAAAGCAGGGTTAGCTGAGTTACTATTAAACTCGTTATTAGAAACAGTAAATGTATTAGCTTCATCTAACTTAGGCAAGTCATTCATTGTAGCAGCAACAATACGTAGTTCTACTTTGTCTCCAGCAGTAAAGGATGAGCCACCTGTACCATCTTGACCACGAACAATAGTAAATGTATCGCTTGAGCGAGCCGTTACTTTGATAATCTCAATAGTGCTACCTGTAGTAGCTTGTAGTGTACAATAAAAGTATTGAGTTCCTGTTGGGCTAGGAAATAAACTTCCTGTGCCTGAAGCAACAGTTAAAGAAGTCGCTGTACTAGAAATAGAAGAAGCTAATGTAGTAGCAGCGTTATTGGTAAACAACATATTTGCCATGATAAATCCTTGTTAATTAATTAATGACGAGTTACGACCATAGTTAAAGAAGCACTACTTTGACTGGTTAAAGTATACATAATAGGGTTTCCATTTGGGTCGTAAATATAGGTTACTGGTATAAACTGATCTGATTGCTGCGGTCTTGTCCACGAAGGGGCTTGGATGTCTGCTACTCCTCGTACAAAGTCTTGAGGCTGTCTTGGTTCCCAGTCTTGCTCACAAGTCATTAAACCATCCCAACGCTTTTGTAATTGAGAGCCTTTAAACTCTCTTCCGCAAACGTCACAGATGGCCTTCCAGTCACCTTTGTCGTATCTAGAAAAATAAGACATATTAGACTAGGTCAGGAGCGTAAACAGGTAAATCACCCACAGCAGTATAGATGTTACCAAGACTGGTTGTTACTGTCATAATTAGACGGTAAGTAACTTCGCTAATACCTTGATAGACTCGTTGACTAGCTACTGTACCGCTAATCGTTGGAGAGCCATAAAGGATTGCTGAAGGGTTTAAATCTGTACCTGACATTACAATGACAGAGCAGGAAGCGATAGATAAACTTTCGCCTGAAGACAGCACAGGGCTAAAATCAAATGAGAATATCTCATTATCAGCAACTATTTTATACGAAAACGATTCAGCCATTTGTTGTCCTAACTAAGACTAATTTAAAGGATATTTATTTATTTGAGCACCATTTAATGCCATATTAGATGCTGTTACTTTAAAGCTAACTAAACTTGCAGTGCTATACACATTCATGTTTAAGTTTTGGTTACCTACCGCTTTAGTACCATAACCATTTAATGCGTACAAATTAATAGCAGAACCATCTAAAGCGTATTGAGCAGTAGCTAAAGGTGCTGGTATACTTCCACCATAACCATTTACAGCATAAGTATTAAGTGGAGCACCGTTGACTGAATATACAGAGAATGTACCTGGTTGTGGTGTTATTCCATAACCATTAAGAGCATAAACGTTTAAAGCTGCTCCGTTTACTGAGTATTTAGAGTATGCAGGTCTTACTGGTGATCCATAGCCATTTAAAGCGTATACGTTGATTGCTGCCCCATTCAATACCAAAGAACCTACTGTTGGAGGTTGTGGAGGTACTGGAGGAGGAACAACTCTTGGAACCTGTCTAGAAGCAAAGATTAAACGAATAGCTTTTTGCTGTATTTCTCTTATGCCTACTCTAGCAAATATTAAATTAGCAAAGTAAGTAGTACTAATAGGTACTATATTAACAAATAGTTTAGCTAAAGTAAATACCTGTGTCGCTAGTATTTTACCATAGTTTTTACCTATTGTCAATACATTAGATACTAATATTGATAATATTTTTACATAAGCCTTACCTAGCGTGGCTGTAGACGTTACAGCAATAGTTAAACTTTTAGTAAAAGAATGCCCTAAAGTAGCTACAGAAGTACTAGTAATTGATAAGAATTTATTAATCTTCTTATTAATCAATACGTTATTAACTACTGTTACTGATAGTAAAGCTAAATGCTTACCAATTTCTGTTAATACAACTATAGATATTTCAGTAGTAGTTTGTAAAGTTTTTAGAACCTTTTTAACTACACTGGCTGTAGAAGTACTGGTAATACTTAAAGTCTTTAAAAAGGCTCTTGCAATAGTAACAGCAGAGGTACTAGTAATGCTTAATATTTTATTAACTCTTTTAACTATAGAAGCACTACTTGTGCTGGTTATAGTTAATACTACATATTTTAATTTAGTATAAGTTAAAGTAACAGTTGAAACAACGGTAATACTTAATGTTCTAAAATATAGTAATGTTTTAGCTAAAGTAGCTGTAGATGTAACTGTAATACTTAATGTTCTAAATAATGTTAGAAGACGTGTCAGTGTAGCACTAGAGGTGCTAATAATACTTACTGTTCTTAGATAAGCAACAACACGACTAATTGTAGCCGTTGATGTGCTAGTTACACTTAATAGCGTTGATAAGAGTCTATTACTAAGACTCGTTATTGGAGCAGACGATAAGGGATTCTTACCGAACATTACTAGTTAGACCAAGTATCTTTAGGCTCAGGAGGAATTACCGATGTATAAGTAGGAGTGACTGCAATAGCTCTTACCTGACTTCTCCATGCAATAAACTCATTTTGATTAGTCAAATAAGGATTAGATTGTGCAGGGTCAGCAACGCTAGGAATCGTTGTCCAATCTGTAGAAGATAGCAATGCTTGTGCTTGTGCGCCAATCTGAGCCGCTATAGAAGCCTGATAAGCCGCTAACTGCTCTGGAGTCATCTGCTCTACTTGAACTGTGTAAACCCATTCTAATGGCTTTGTAGGGTCTGTTACTAAAATATAAGGTGCTACTTGAGTTAAAACTTGTGTGCTTTGGTCATACGGCAAATAGGTATTGACATACATACAAGAATTAGCAGTCATCCATTCTGGTGTAGGACCAGAACTAGGAAAAGAAGTATTAGGAAACAGAATTTGGTAATCACCAACTTGTTCTACTGTTTGTCCATTAACGATTGCAATTAACATAATTATTCCTTAGTAAGTCGGTAAAGCGGCTGTTGGTGGTGTAAATGTAGTGGTATATCTAGCTAAGCCATTGGTAATACGAATATCATCTAAATATCCTTTATAACCAGCGCCATCACCTATATTAAATCCAGAATCACCTAATCTTAATCTGCTTTGTAAATATGAATTAGAGTCTGTGTAACTTGAACCACTTTGAGTACCATTTACATACAATTTAGTAGTCCCTGAATTTTTTACTAAAGCAAAATTAGTCCAAGTATTTGTAGTAATTGCGCTAGATGTAATTCTTACTCCATTAGAAGCATAAAAATTTATTTGACCTGATGAGTTTAAAAACAAAGTCGGATAAGCTCCATTTGTAGTTGTTGGTCTAAAATCAATAAAAATTTGGTCTGTTGCTTTAGATGAATCCCAATAAATCCAACCTTCTATTGTAAAATCACCAGAGCCAAATGCATATTGTGGAATAGATGGCAAATCCATATAATCACCGCTTCCACCAAATTTTAAACTTCCTGTCCCATACTTCTTAACACTTGTGCTTACTTGTGCATTACCTACTGTTTGTAGGTTGTTCATCATAGCAAGGTCAGGGATGCCAGCGTTGGTGAAATTTTCTAACAAACTGGTGTTTGTAATTGCTGTAAGTGGGGCTGTTGGCGGTGCAAATGTAGTTGTATATACTGCTGTGCCTTTGACAATTCTTAAATCAGTCATGTAGCCACTTATTCCAAACGAACCACCACTTCTTGCACCAATCCATAAACCACCGTTGGTACTACCAGCATCGGTTGAAGATGTGCCAACAGAAGCTCCGTTAATATACATGGTAGTTGTAGAGCCACTACGAACTAAAGCACAATGATTCCAAGCATTTAATTGCATTGAAGAAGATGATGTAATGATATTTGTATTTACATACAAAACTAAATTATTTGAAGTATCTGTTTGAAACGAATAGCCATTTACTCCATTACTATTATTTTCAAGAATTACAGTAGTTCCTGCTGATGATGCTCTGTAATACCAAAACTCTATTGTCCAATTTCCGCCACTTACATTAAAAGCAGTTTGAGCAGACATACTTAAATAATCTGAGCTTGCACCAAAGTATCCACTTCCACCAATTACGCTAGTAGAGTATGGTGCTGTTGGGTTAAATGGTGAGAAGCGTTGGACTGATGGTGTGCCACCGACAGTAATAGCAAAAGCATTAGAGCTATTGTCAATGAAGCGGTTTGATTGACAGGTAAGTAGGCTTGTTCCGCTAATAGCAGTTAATGGTGTTGTCGGTACTGTATAAGTTGAACCTGTATAAACTGCTGTGCCTTTAACAACTCTAGCATTAGAAATGTAACCATTCCAATAAGAGCCGCCAACACTATTTTGCCCAACATAACAAGCATTTGAAGAACCGTTACTAATGCTTACTGTTGAACTAGCCGTTCTTACACCATTTTGATAAAGTCTTAAAGTTGTACCATCATAAGTAATAGCAACATGACTCCATTGATTAACTGTAACTACAGTAGCTGAATCTAATCCAATATTTCCTGTATCTGTATAAAAACTAAGATAACCACTTCCGCCTACACGCATACGCAATTTACCAGAATCATTGGTCATTAAAATCCAATTATCTGTTTGTGCAGCAGTAGGAAATACCCATGCTTCTAAAGTCCACGCTCCAGAACCAAAACCAAAGGCTGCATTTGAAGCAGTATTTAAATAACTACTACCATTAAAGTAATTACTCCACAAACTACCATAAGGACTAAAGCTACCCTGTGTCGTATTGCCGTTACGAGTAATCGTAAAGTTATTGGTAGAGGAGTCTAGGAAGGTATTGTTCTGTGCACCATTAGTACCATCACCATTAAGCAACAATGAAACATCATAGAAATATGGGTCAACAGCACCGCCAGTACCACTAGCCGCACTTAACAGGTCACGAACTGGCATATTAAGCCATCGCCTTTCCTAGAACAAAGCCTTGCCATGTAGTGCCACCATCAATGCTAAAGAAGCCAATATCGTCATAGCCTGAAGCTGTCAATGTAGGAGCAGTACCGCCAGCCCATTTAACGCCTGAGAACCAGTTTACTGTGGCTGAACCACCATTAGTCAGTTGTAGGATAAATGAGTTTACTGTTCCGCTTGATGCGGCATTGCTTACAGTAAAAGTAGTTGTACCTGAGATTGTTTTAGTAAAGTAATTACCAGCAGATAAATCAATATTAGAAGCAGAGATAGCTACTTGTGTTTCTTTAACACCTGTACCAGTAGGAGTAGTAAGTGTTGCAGAAGTAGCTAAAGCTAATACTGTGCCTGTTCCTGAAGTGGAATAACTTGTTCCCCAAGCACTTCCTGTTGAATTGGCAATACCAGAACTAGGATAGGTTTGTGAAAAAGTAGGGGCAACCCATGTACCATCACCTCTCCAGAATGTAGAAGATGAAGCAGAAGTTCCGCTATTAAGGTTGGTTACAGGAAGGTTGCCAGTAACTCCTGTAGTTAAAGGTAATCCAGTTCCATTGGTTAAGTTGTAAGTATCACCAGATTGGATTTCTTCAATCGTGGTCGAGTTAATAACTAGGGGTAAACGAGCAGTCATAATAATCCTTAACTAATAGGTACTTGTGTTGTTGAGCCAGTATTAAGCAGTACGCCTATATAGCCGTTAGAAGTTGGTACTTGAGTAGTAGAGCCTGTGTTTAGCAATACGCCTAAATATTGAGTGCGGTTAGACCATGTTGGAGCTACACCAGTACCTCCTGAAATTAGTACCTGCCCAGATGTTCCTGGATTGTTACTTGCGAGTATAGCTGTCTCAGCCGTATAGTCGCAAAATACATCTTGCGAACCACTGGAAAAGTTAACCAGTGATCCTGAATTAGAAGAGGACAGTACAGTAGTTCGGGCAAGTGTTGTGCCTCCACTACCGACTGTACCAAAACCTACTTCCCAGTTAGCACCAGACTGATCTGCGATAACATAGTAGGTTGTGTTGCTGGCTCCAACTCCAGCAGAAAAAGTACGATAACCTGTTGCTGCTCCTAAGAGCGTGACTGTTCCTGTACCAGGACTAGTACAACTTTCTTTAACTCGATCTGCTATTACTAGAGCCATTATTGCCTTTAACTAAATTGTACTTTAAAAGTAAACTGAATACTATCACCGCTATTTAAAGCAATACCAGAAAAGTCACCTTTAGCAAACAAGTTACCAGAAGTAGTTGCATCAAACAAACCAGCATTGGTGATTGTCTCACCAGTAGCAGCAGTCTGTGTTCCTACAACTTGATATGTATCATTAGTTGTTGATGTTGTTACCTGTGTAGCAGTACCAGTAGTGCGTGGTGTTACTTCAGTAAACAACGTTGTGTCGGTTGCGCTAGTTGTACCAGACCCTGTTCCCCAACCTACATATTTAGGTTGCGTTGCAGCACCTCCTGCGAGGTAGTTGGTAACAATAGCTTTACCAGTATTAACTAGTAATGTAGCCATTTTTTAAATCTCCATATAATTCTCTTGATTGGGTTTTTATGCCAATAGTCAATAACGCCAAGTTCTTCAACAGTACCGTCAGCACGTGTAATGGTGGCGATAAGTTGAAGTTCTTTAGCGTTTGATTGAGCTACTTGCATTATGTATGTTGCTTTACCAATTCAAGAACCATTGTAAATGTTAAGACTTGTCCTGTTCCTTCATAATCAAAGGTAGCTACAATATCTCCTGTTGGGCTGGCAGCATTATTAATAATGCCACCATAATGCTTAGCTTCTACTTTTCCACGACCTGCAAAGTTCCAGAATACAGTGTTAGTAGAAGCACCTTTCCAAAGAACGTTTACAGTTAATAAATCTTCTACGTCGTAGGTGATTCTATCAACACGTAAGCGATTAGCCTTAACGCCATTAATATCAAAGTCACTTAAATTAGCAGGGGCAACAATAGTGTAAACACCAGCGTCCGTAGCTGTTAAAGTACCTTCGTATTTGATTACAACATGGCGTGGGCCATCAACTAATATTTGAGGTGTTTGAATGACAGTAGTCATATTATTCCCCTATTAACGTGAAAGTTCTTGTGCTGTACCAATAAAGTCTACAGTTAGAGTATCAGTTGCTGTTGGAGTAATTTGAAGAACAGGTGTAATTAAAGCGTTGGTCAAAGTAGTACCAGTAGAACCAATAGTAGGTGCTGTTACACGAGCTACCATAGTGTTACCAGAATATACTAACAAATCTGTGCCATCAAAGTATAAACCAAGCTCAACCCAAGTTGCTGCAGCAGCCGTAGCTACACCAGTAACTAAAGTAGTAGCTGTAGAGTTTACAGTAGATACTAAGTTAATAGAAGTGCTTGAAGCAGCTTTGCTAAACCAAAGACCATCAGTAGTTGCTGAACCAGCTTGCAAACCTACATAGAAAGATTTAGTTCCAGAAACAGCAGAAGCTTGGAAACGTGTTGTAAACCAAAAACGGTTACCTGCTACAAACTGGAAAGAAGACCCACGCTTGTAAGTAGAGGTTGCTGTAGTTGTACCACCTGGAGTTAATACGGCTTGTCCACCAATACCATCTGCAAGTAAGAATGTAGAACTTGTACCAGTAACAATATAATCAGTACCAATAAGAGTGTTAAAGTCGTTCATGTAGCTAGTACTACCTAAATTTTGTAAACTAGCTGTATGGAAAGGGTCTGGGTAAGGATAGCTGTAAAACACTTCACCAGAGTATGCTGTGGATATACCACTTGTAAGACGGGTAGGATTACTCATTTAATTGTTCCTTAACGTGATGAGTTCACGCCCGAAGGCGTTAAGGTAATAGAAATTATTACGAATGATTTTTAATACTAGCTACAGGAGTCATGCGTTTCTTTTTAACGCCAGACAACTGACCGCCTTGATTCTCTACTGCTTGGGTATTGCCTAAACCTTTAGGTGCTTTAGCTTTTGGGGCTGAAGTGCCTTTCATACGATTGTGTACGATTGCTCCTGCTGGTTCTTTAATAATTGGATAGTCCATTATTTGTCCTTTAAGAAGGAAGGGAAAGGAATCTTTTGAATTCCTAACCCTGCCATTATATCACAAATTAACTCAAATGTAAAGAGTTAATCAAGGACCATTTACCCCGTAAACTGCACGTGGGTCTGTCCAACCAAAGCTGTAACGCTCATAGCCCTTAGCTTTAGCGTTCATTGTGTCGAAATCATTGTCCTGATCGAACATGATACCAACACGTTCATAGTATTTCATACCATTTTGAACGTTAGTGCGGAGGAACCAAGCGTGTGGGCTTGTGAGGTAATGGTTCATAACAATACCTTCTGGAATGGCATTAGTTGCCTTCAGAACGTTGATGTCGTTATTTGCAGTACCTGATTGGAATACAGACTTCAGAATGCGATTAGCGTTATACCATTCTTGGCGAGCTACTACCAAGCTACGTGGCATTACGTTGATCAACAAACCACGGTCATTTTGGAAACCCATAATTGCTACAGTTGCATCTTCCAAAGAAGCTTCGGAGAGGTCAACGGAAACAGTAGGAGTATTCGCCCATGTGCCACCAGAGGTGTTAGGATGAACTAAAGAGCACAAAGGTTGATTATCACCACCTGTATACGTTGCATTGAACGCACGGTTGTAGATGTTAGCACCAATGTTTTCTTTGGTTTGACGGAAAGACATTGCCAACGCAGCAGCACGACGCTTAGAAACTTGCTCATACAAGTTGTCATCTAGCTCTTCTTTAGTTACGATGTAACCAAGAGCGTATGCAACGTGTGTATAGCGAGTTACGAAACCTTGGACTTCTGAGTCGTATTGAACCCCAGCACCTTCAGACTTAACAGGAGCAAGACCAAATCCAGTTAACTGAACGTCTTCCTCGTAGTTTTGATGTGAAGTATCTTTGTCAAAAAGATGAATATACTCTTCAGGATGTTCATCATAGGTTTGACCCCACCAAGCTTTGATACCAGGCCATAGAGCCTTTGGGTGAGTACCAGTTGTAATTACACCAGCCATTTTATATATCTCCTATTAATTAAGCACCGAAGGCTTGTTTGTATTGGTGTTTATTAAATACAACCAATAGATTATTGTAAGCACCAGGGGTATTTGTAGGTTCTTGGAACATACCAACGATTTGGAACATAGAAGCTGCAGTAGCTGCAGAGTCGGCTGTTACATAAGTGCTAGAGAATGGCGAAGACTGTGACAGTGTTGTTTGGTTAGCTGTAATTGTAGGAACAGCAGTTGCACCAACTTTAGCATCAGCAGAAGCATTAGCCTGTACTTGGAACACTACGTTAGGATCAGTTACAACATAAACATAGGTGTATGATCCAGCAGACAAACCAATGTACAATTGACCTAAGTTTAAGTTAACGCCAGCCAAGCTTACGCCAGGGTTAGCTACACGAATAGAAACAATAACGCCCAAAGGTACGTCAGTTGCTGCTGCTTTAGTTACTAGAGCAACACCATTGGCGTCATTACCTACAGCAGACTTGACGATATCGCCAATAGCATAAGTGTTAGAAGCGTCGTTAGCGATAGCGTATAGTACGCCTTGCTCGTTAAAGGGTGCACCAGTGATTGTGCCGTTTGGCGACAATCCTGACA